TCTATGATCAGATGAACTTTGACCATGAAATTCATGCAGCACTTGACACTATTGCAGACTTTGCTACAGAGCCAGATGAAGTAACAGAATTACCTCTGGTGCTGAAGTATAACGACGATCCTACTCCATCTGAAATTCAGATTTTGGAAAAATCGCTAGGACAATGGTGTAGACTTAATAAGCTAGGAAAGCGTATTTGGTCTATGTTCCGTTCTACACTAGTTTACGGGGATCAATTCTTCTTGCGTGATCCGGAAACATTTAAGCTCTATTGGATTGATCCGGCTAAGGTAGAGAAAGTTATTGTGAATGAGTCCGATGGCAAGAAAATTGAATCCTATTTTATTAAAGACATTGACCTAAACATTAAGGGCCTTGTCGCTACAAATCAATTGAACAAACTTTCTAATGAAGCGTTTGGTTCAAACAGTATTGTATTCTCCCCACCTATGCAGGGTAACATGAATTATGTTTCCGGCGGATATGGCGGAGCAGGTACAGCAAACTACCAAGATGGTGGTGCAACAGCAGTTGATGCAGAACACATTGTTCAATTGTCATTGTCAGATGGCATGAACGCTGCATGGCCCTTTGGGCTTAGTATCCTTGAGCAAATTTACAAGGTTTACAAGCAAAAAGAACTGTTAGAAGATGCTATTTTGATCTATCGTGTTCACCGTGCGCCAGAGCGCCGTGTGTTCTTTATTGACGTTGGTACAATGCCTCCTAACAAGGCACAACAGTACCTTGAACGTGTTCGTTATGAAGTGCAGCAAAAGCGTATTCCAAGTAGAACTGGCGGCGGCGCTAACGTGGTTGATTCAACCTACAATCCTATGTCTATCTTGGAAGACTATTTCTTTGCTGTAACCAGTGAAGGTCGTGGTTCTAAAGTTGAAGTATTGCCGGGTGGTGAAAACCTTGGTGACATCGATGACTTGCGTTATTTCAATAACAAGATGCTACGTGCCTTGGGTGTGCCAAGTTCGTACTTGCCGACAGGTCCGGAAGACGGTACATCAACAGTAAGTGATGGGCGTGTCGGATCGGCATTTATTCAAGAGTTTAGATTTGCAAAGGTTGTAACTCGTTATCAGCAACAGGTTATTGAACCTATCGATTTGGAATTTAAACTTTTCCTTAAGCGTCGTGGTGTAACAATTGATAACAGTTTATTTGAACTTGCGTTCACACCGGCACAATCCTTCTCTGAATATCGTCAGCTTGAACTTGATGCAGCACGCATCAATACATTTACTGCATTGACAGACATTTCGTTTGTTTCAAAGCGTTTCATTCTAAAGACCTATCTAGGTTGGACAGAAGCACAGCTTGAAGAAAACGAGCGTATGTGGAAGGAAGAACGCAGTCGCCTAACTAAGACATTCGCACCAGATGCTGGAGTAGGTGGCGGTGCAGGTGGCGGCCTCGGCGGAATAGGTGGCGGCTCAGCACCTGCCGGATTGTCCGATGTTGGTATTACAAGTTCAGGTATCGACGATATGGCACCGGGTGAAGAAGGTATGGAAGGCGAAGAAGGAGCACCTGTATCCGATACAGAGGTAGATAGCTTCGGAGAACAATAAATACACTTATGAAAGCCAAAGACCTATTAGTTGAATTCTACGATCCTGCCGACGATGAGCTAGGACAAGCAAAAATGGATGACACCCGTCGTCCACGTCTGACTATGCTTCATTTGCAAAAACTTAGAAAATCTCGTGATGCTGAAAAGTATGAAACCGCACAGCATCTTAATTTCTTGCCAGACATGTATGGCCAACCACCTGCAGAAGCTGGCGGCGCCGGCGGCCTATAAAGTAGTTTTTTATCTCGGTTCGACCGAGACTAAATAACTCTGCGAAACCGCATTTCTCTAAAAATGGCTATTTTATGGCCATTTCCACCTATATTCCCCCTCTACGGGTTAAATACCTAGAATACCACTTATGTGGAATTTTGGAACTTTAACTAATCAAGGAGAGATTGGGATGTCACAACAACAAAAGCTTGAAAAGGTACTGGATCTTCTGCTATCAGAAGACTCAGACCAGGCAGCTGAACTTCTCCACCAGATCATCGTCGAAAAGGCCCGCGTAATTTATGAAAGTATCGTTGAAGAAGATACAGTTGTAAATGAGGGTGATGACGAAGTTGGTGGCGAGCCAAATAAGGACTTCACAGACGAAATTGCATCTGATAAGGATGAAGTTGATTCTGACGAACAGAACGACGGCGAAGCCGGCGGTAGTGAAGATGATGGCGAAGGTGCCGATGATGAAGATGAAGAAGGTGCTGCTGATGAATTCGGTGGCGAAGGTGCCGGAGAAGGCGACGTCGAAGATCGCGTTGAAGACCTAGAGTCTCAACTTGCTGAGCTACGCGCAGAATTTGACGCACTAATGGGCGAAGAAATGCAAGAACCAGAGCATGCTGACATGGCTGCTGACATGGGCGGTATGGGCGACGAAGTTGCACCAGCTGGCGACATGGGCGGTATGGACATGGGCGGTATGGGCGGCGAAGAAAAAGTCGTTGGTGAAGTTGTAGCTACAATGTTCGAGAAAAAGAAGGACAAGAAGCTAGAAGTTGCCCCACAGAAGAAAGATGAAAAGAAGGACAAGAAGGTTGACGAAGAGACACAATTCTTGAACAAGGTTGGCGATACCGGTCAAAAGGGTACTGCAAAGCTTGTCGGAACTGGTAAGAACACACCACTAGGTGCTGAACAAACCAAGTCATCGTTTACTAACATTCCTCCACGCAAGGATTATGGCGGAAAGCCAACAAACATCCTAGGTAGCAAGTCTACCGGCGGTGAATATGGAAAGTACAATGGTGATTCTGCAAAGGATGACACACCATCTGACAACGTAAAGGTTGACCCAAAGAAGTCAGGCGTAAAGGCTGACACTACTGCCAAGTATACCGGTGGTAAGGCTGCGGGTGAAGGTTTTACAAAGTCTCCTCTAACCAAGAAGCCAGCTTAAAGGAACGATAATGGCAATGGCAAACAAACTGTACGAGTATCTGTCTTTTGACAAGGCGCACGTTCAGCTTCTTGAAGAAGATAACAAGATAACTGGTGGTAAAGATCTCTGCATGAAAGGGATCTTTATCCAGGGTGACGTAAGAAACCAGAACCAGCGTGTTTATCCTGTTCGAGAAATTGCAAGAGCTGTCAATTCTATTACTGAAAAATTGAGCGCAGGTCAATCAGTTATGGGCGAACTCGACCATCCGGAAGAGTTGTCCATTAACCTAGACCGCGTAAGTCACCTCATCACAGAAATGTGGATGGATGGTGCAGACGGATACGGTAAGTTGAAAATTGTTCCAACCCCAATGGGCAACATAGTAAAGACATTGTTGCAATCGGGAGCAAAGTTGGGCGTTTCATCCCGTGGTTCTGGAAATGTTGGTGATGACGGTGCAGTTTCGGATTTCGAAATCATTACTGTTGACATCGTAGCACAACCAAGTGCTCCAAATGCGTTTCCTAGAACGATATATGAAAGTCTTTTTAACATGAAGGGTGGTGCCAGTGTAATGAATACCGCAAGGTCTGCATTAACTGAAGCCGCTGCACAGAGACAGCTTGTTAAGGACCTTCAAAAGTTGATCAACGAGTTGAAAATTTAAGGGGAACTCAAGATGGCAAAAAAACTAGATGAGATCTTGAGCGAAAGCGTAGGACTATCAGAAGACACCCGCAACCAGATTGTTGGTTTGTGGGAAGCTAGACTATCCGAAGCTCGTGAAGAAGTTGCTGCAACACTCCGTGAGGAATTCGCACGCAAGTTTGAACACGACAAGGGTGTTTTAGTTGAGTCGATGGATCGTTTCTTAACAGACAAAGTCCGCGTTGAACTCGAAGAATTCGCCAATGACAAGAGAAAACTTGTCGAAGAACGTATTGCTTACAAGAGCAAGCTAGTAGAACACACAGGAATGCTAAACAAATTCGTCACAGAAGCAGTAGCTAAGGAAATGAAAGAGTTCCATGCAGAGAAGAAGGCCATGAAGGAAAACTTTGCAAAGCTAGAAAACTTCCTATTGAAGCAACTTGCCGAAGAAATTCGCGAGTTCCGCGCCGACAAGAAGTCATTAGTTGAGCAGAAGGTCAAAATGGTTACTGAAGGTAAGCAGAAGCTACAAGAAACAAAGGCACAGTTTATCAAGCGTGCAGCTCAAATTGTTGAATCCAACATTGAGAAGACATTGCGTACAGAAATTGGTCAATTCAAGGAAGACATCCGTGTTGCCCGTGAAAACGATTTCGGCCGCAAGATTTTCGAGAGCGTTGCCGCAGAGTTCATGACTTCGTATCTTAACGAAGGTACTGAGCTTAAGAAGCTACAAAAGGTCGTCGAATCCAAGAATCAAGAACTTGCAACACTTAACGAATCTGTTAAGAAGAGCAGAAGCTTGATGGAAGGTCTAGACACCAAACTGAAAGCTACTCAAGACCTAGTCGAAAGACAGAAAGTCATGGGAGAGTTACTAGCCCCATTGTCTAAGGACAAGAAAGCTGTAATGAAAGAATTGCTTGAATCGGTCCAGACTAAGAATCTGCAAGGTGCATACAACAAGTATCTGCCAAGCGTTCTAAATGAAGCCGCTGTACGTAAACCTGAGGCTGCAAAGACTCAGTTAACTGAGGCGACATTGTCAGCCAAGACAGGCAACAGAGCGGAGGTCGCTCAAGAAGAAGTTACTGAAGACAGTTCAGAACTACAACACATTTTGTCCTTAGCCGGAATTAGAAAGTAATCTAGGAGAAACTATAATGGCAACAAAGCTATTTGAATCAAACTGGGGCGCAACAAAAGAAGCCCTTTTAGAAGGCCTTAAGGGAACCCGTCGTCAGTCCATGGACGTAGTGTTTGAAAACACTCGTAGATACTTGGCTGAATCGGCTACCGCAGGCGCAACCCAAGCAGGTAACATCGCTGTACTAAACAAGGTCATGCTACCGCTTATCCGTCGTGTTATGCCGACTGTTATCGCTAACGAAATTATGGGCGT